CAAGAATTTCTAAACTATCAACAGGATATGGGTCAAATAATCATTTGTCATTGGAAAGTCAAGATCATGAAAATAGGAAATTTATTTTAGATAATAATTTGAAAATTTTTAAGAGTTTAAAAGAAGTGGGCTCCTCGTATTTAAAAAAGCAGTATGATTTGATAAATATTTTAAAGAATTGTAAAAATAAGACATTGGTTGTTTATGAAGCATCAAGATTAAGTAGAAATGTAATAAATTTTAAAGAAATTTATGATATTTGTTCTAAGCAAAAGCATGATATAGCAATTGTGAATATGAATAAAATTTTTCAACATGATAATAATGATAATTTTGAAATTCTTTTAAAACTTATTGAAAAATCAGAGAATGAATCTAGAGAAATTGGTCAACGAATTTCAAGAACATTGAGATATAAGAAAAGTATGGAAGTACCATGGGGGTCAAATGAAAATGAGAATGATATAAAAATATTGATACAATTACTAGGTGCAAAAAAATCTTCTATAAAGAGAATAAAAAAATTAATAGAGAAAGTGGGAAATATTGAAGGTAAGGAAGAATTTGCTATAGTTGAGTATTCTAATGGATGTGCAGGTTATGATCGAGAAATAACAGATTTCTTACCATATCCAATGACAACAAAGGAAATTATAGCGGTTTTAAATGAATATGAAATAAAAAAAAGAAATATAAAGTTTAAGTCGTCAGATATATTTAAAATTTTAAATGAGAATATTGATAATTTAGGTATAAATAGATTACAGATAAATAGTGAAGATAAATGGATGTGTTTATATTATGATCCTAATATAGGTCTTCCACCAGATGTTGTTCTTCCTAAAGAATTTATTTTACCAGATAGACCAATGATGTTATATATTCCCGTTTAGTTTTATTATTTTATATTCTATAAAAATATTGAGAATATAAAATAATTGTTTTTTTTTTATTAATAGAACAATCTTATTAGAACTAAATACACTAAATATATAAAAATGAGAAATATAATAACCATTATTGCATTACTATAAGTTACATTTGAACCAATCTTATTTTTAACAAAACATTTCATGCATTTACATCTTTTTCTATGTAGTTCATCTTGTGAATCCATTTCTCCAGTAATATCGTTTGTAGAAGAAATAGCTATAACTTCTATTGGGTTATTTTCAAAATTCTCCTTTCCACTTCCATGATCTATGCTACCATCTTTATTTAAATAATACATTTTAACTTTTTTTTATTAAAGATTAGATTTTTTTAAAACATTGTTTAAAAAATAATTAACAATGTATAAAAAAATGTTTGTCACATTTATAACATCAATATCTTTTATTTTTGGTGGATATTATTATATAAAAAAATTACACCCAGAATATATAAAAATAAAATATCAAAAATGGGTTAATTTAAATTCAATGATGTCAACTAAATACAAGTCGCCAGTCATGGTGAAAATTATGAGTATATATATGATTTTTAAGTTTTTTTATTTACAAACCTTACAGTATTTAACAAGTACTGTTGTAAAATTAGATAAAAATAGTTATGAAATTTCTTATCTAATAAATGGGAAGATTTATAAAATGGTTGTAAAAACTGATAGAGGTCCTTTAAATTATTACAAAATTTTAAATGATAAAAATGAAAATATCACGGATGAAATTTCTCAATATTATGGACCACATTATAAAAATCAAATTAAACTAACACCTGAATTTTTCAAAACGTCTAGTGTAAAATTGGTCTTTTTTGATGAAACGGAGAAAGTTTTTACAAACAATGATAAGATCGTTTTGTAAAAATAATTATTTTTATAACTAATTATTCTAGTTATAAAAAAATATATTTATTTTTTGATATCTGTAACCTTTACTTTTTGCATTTCAATATTATTACCTTTTCTTGCTTCGAGAATTTCATTTAAAACATTTTTCGCGTTCAAAATTCCATGTGATTCCAAAATTTTAATTGATTCTTGTTCTGCATTTTTCTTGCCCCCGGGAATTCTTTTTTTTTTATTTTCAATAATAATTGCAGTATCCTTATCTTTTACACCAGGTATATTTTTTTCATTTAGGTAAGAAATAATATCTTTTTCTAGTTTCATTGCTCTTTTTTTTAGTTCACTACTAACACCTTTTAGACGTTTTATTTCAGTATTGATTTCTTTCAGTTCTGTTACATAATTTTGTATTGACATTTTATCTATTTTCATTAAGAAAAATTCTTTTTTAAGTAATATTTTAAATATTGTCAATATCGATTTCTTTTTTTTCTTGTACAATACCGTCCTCTTCATCACTCTCATTTGTAAAGTCAAATCCGTTATCTTTAGTTTCTTCGACATCTTCATATAACTTTATATTGTCTGGAATTTCATTTTCTTTTTTGAGATAATTTATCTCTGGAATTTCATATTTGTATATTATATCAGCCTTTGATTGTTCAAATTCTCTTAAACTTACTAAAACTACATCGTTCATCTTTATCCAAACTTTTTTTCTCATACTTCCTCTGATATGACAGAGTCTGGTAACACCATCGAAACACAAAACTTCTAAACGACAGTTTCCTAAAAGTTTCGTAACTTGACCATATTCCTGATCTTCAGATTTCTTATCAACATGTTTAGTGCTTTTAAAATCTTCGGTGCTTGTTTTAGAATCATTTTTCTTTTTCTTATGCGCTTTACCGCCTTTGACATTTTTTTTAACCATATTTAATATCTCTGTTTGTTGTAAGATATTAAATCTATAAATGATAATAAATCAATTTTTCTAATTTTTATAAATCCATTTATAGTATATATTTTCTATATCAATTAAATTGTAAGATAATTTTTCAGGTTTTATGAAAAATTTTTTGTTGTATTCTTCGATTAGTCTTTCGGCAGTTCCTAAAAGATTTTTTTTTGTTTCTTTCATTTTTTTACAAACTAAACAAGGTGCTTTATTAATTTCTTTTGTAAAATAAAAATGATGACAAGAATCTTCGAAATAAACATAATTATTACCAATTTTCAGTTCTTTGAAAAGATTTTCATGTATTCTCAGTAATTCTTTTTGTGAATATGGTCTTGTTGGAGGTATATATTTTAATTCAAGTATTGACATTTTATTTTTAAATTTTGTCTTTTAAGTTAAAAAAAACTTATTTAAAAGTTATTATTGTTTCAAATGTTTGTAATGCATTTATAATTTTTCCTCTACTTTGATAAGTATTTGAATCTCTTTTTTCAGTGTGTAATAATGTTATGACTATAGAAGGTATATTTTCGCAATGATAGGTACTAAATTTTTCATTTTTATCAACACGTTCAATAATTTCATCTAAAGGTCCTTCCATTTTTGCTATATATGAATGTGTCAAACATGTGTAAATCTCTGGTAATCTTCTAGTTTGTAAGGAAATCCAGTTAATTGTTCTTAATTCTTCTACTGTACCTATACTTGAATTATTTCCATGTGTAATACATAAAATATATCTATTTTCATTAGTAAGAAGACTATAAACTTTACATGCATACATACTAAATTTTTGGTGATTTGTATTTTCAGTATCTTTGACTTTTGTCATTGTCGGATTATTAAAATATTTAACAAAATAAGAATAAATATTTTCATGTTCAGGTTCGTAGTCATCTATTAATTCACCGTAATTCATTTTTCTTTTTATATTTTTTGAATTATATCTTTAAAATATTATTTTTAAAATATATAATAAAAATGTCTTATTTAAATATTTACACTACAAGAAAAGATTTAGATACAGGTGGTTATGATGTTACTGGTTTCAATAAGTATTCTACAACACTTCAAACTAATAATGGAGTTCTTCCGACAACAAATTATTATAATGATAATGACACAAAGTTTTGTAATTATAAAAGTAAATGGGATGATGAAAGTCGAATCGATGAGTGTATAGATTGTGTTTCAAATTATGGATTTTATGGTGATAGACAATTTTATTGTGATGGAAAATGTATGAGTAAACATAATGTCGGACAAGTTTGTACTGATGGAAGTCTTGTTGCAAGAAATATAGCGCAATGTTTTAATCCATGTTACGCTTCTCTCCCCGCAACATTAGGTACACAAATTTGTAATACCGATGTAGATTGTAATATAAATGAAGTTTGCGGACTAGATGGATTTTGCGAAGCACATCCTTATATAACTAGTTATAAAATAGGTAATTCAGGATACTCTGGATACTCTGGGTATACGGGATATACGGGATATACGGGATTCACTAGAAATAAGAATCATAAAGTAGTAAGAGAAAAGTTCAACTCACTTGGACAAGAAGAAACAAATGTTACTACAATAGATAAAAAAACAAATAATATGTTTATAGGTGTTTTATAAATTAAATTTAAAAATTTAAAATAATAGAATAAACAAAATATGTCTAAATTAAAATTAGATAATGATTTTTTTAATTTTTCGTGTCCACATTGTTTAAATGATATTACTGTTCATAAAAATGAATTAAATTGTCGTATTTTTAGGCATGGAATATATAAAGATAGCTATAAACAAATTGATCCGCATACATCAAAATTAGTATGTGACGATTTGGTATTAAAAAATAAAGTCATAGGATGTGCAAAACCATTTGAAATTATAAATGGTTTAGATGGTAATTTGGTTGCAGTAATTTGCGACTATAAATGAAATTTATTTAATTAATTTACCGAATATATCCTCTAGAACATTAAAATTTTTTCTACAAAGTGGACAAGTATTATTGTTTTTAGCCCATTCAATTATTGCTTTTGTATAAAAACAATGTCCACAAGATAATTGAGAAGTATAAGGTAATCCATAATAATTTTCACCAGGTCTTAATCTACTAAATGTGATACCACATATTTTATCTTTCCCCCATTTTTTATTGTACCACATTTTTTATTTTGTTGTTGAAATATATTATTTTTAAATAATATATTTTTTTTATATTCCGTATTTTAGTTTATCTTCTTTAGAAATGTAACTTGCCAAATGTGAATATGATATATCGGGGCATTTTAATTCTTTTAGTTTTAAAACAAATCCTAGAGTCATTAAGTTTTTATTTGGATGTGCAGTTTTTAGTTTTTTCTTCAACTTTTCATCTATAATTTTAGACATACCAAAATCAATTATAAATAATTTGTCATCTTTGAACATATAATTTAAAATATTAGAATCAGCATGAAAAACGTTAGCATCGTCCAATTTTTTAAAAATATTATAAATTTGTTGCTGTTGTGATTTAGTCAAAATACCGTTTTGTTTTTTCATTACTTCGTATAAATGATTTTCAAGTCTTTCCATTACAATAAAATTATTTTCTAAATCAATATCAATCACTTTGGGACAAATTCCAGTTTTAGATGCCATATTTTGACAATTTGCTTCATGTAATATATTTTTTTTTGATTTGGTCTTTTTAAATGTTTTCATTGCAAATTCTTTTTTATCCTTTTTTCGTTCAACAAGAAAAGTTATTCCTTCTTTTCCAGCATCTCCTAATTGTTTGATTATATTATACTTCTGATTAGATTTATTTTCTTCTTCCTTTTCTTTAACAGAATTTTGTTCTTCTTCATTTTCTTTGTGACTACTAACAGATGATTTTCTTGGAAGTTTATACTTATCATCAATCTTTTCGTACTTATTATAAAATAATATAATAAGTGATATTAAATCCTTTTTATTTTTGTATTCTTTAATTTCCAACTCATCTGCAAGTTCTTTTAAATGCAAATAATTTTGTTTTTCAAAAAAAGAATAGTCCATTTTTTTATTTCTTATAATTTATTTTCTATTTTTTAAAGTGAAACAAAAAAATTCAATTTAAATTAAAAGAAATAAAAAAATGAAATAATTTTCAAAAACATATTAATTTAAAAAAAGCAATGAGCGTTGTAAAAAAAACAAGAAAAAGTAAAAAATACAATTTTGTTTTGAAGAATATTAACACTGATAAAATTGATCAAAAATATGGAATTAGTATAATGTCTAATTTGTCACAAAATGATGAACAGCCAGTAAACACTACAAAACTTTCAGAATTAAATGATATTTATTCAAGTAATCAACCTGATTCTATTTCATTCTTAGATGAAACTAAAAGATTATATCAATGTTATGTTTCCATGATTGACTTTCACACAGGTGATAATATAAAAAATTTGAATTATAATTGTTTTTGGTGTAGACATCCTTTCCAATCAGATCCAATTGGATGTCCTATTCGGTATGTATCTAATAAAGGAATAAAAACATATTATTCGGAAATAAGTAAAGATAAGTATATTATAAAAGAACATATTACAGATCATAAGAAAACATTACTGACATCGCAAAGTAATTTTATTTTTATACCAATAAAATCAAATAATTCAAATATAACATTTGAAGAAAATTCGCATTATATAACTGATGGTATTTTTTGTTCATTTAACTGTTGTAAAGCATTTATAAATGAAAATAATCATATTTCAATGTATGAGCATTCTAATTTTTTACTAACTAAATTATACAATGAATTTACTAACTTTTTTAAAAAAGATAATGTAAAGAATATTAATCCATCACCACATTGGAGACTTTTAAAAGTTTATGGTGGTCATTTAACTATATCTCAATATAGAGAAAGTTTTAACAAAATTCAATATGAATTTCATGATATGTTATCTCTTAAAACAAAATTTAAACCATTAGCCACATTATTTGAAGAAAAAATTAATTTTTAAGATATTATCTTTTTAATATTAAAAATAAATATTAAAAAATGAAGATTATATTTAATCAGAACGCTTCTTGCTTCTCTTGCTTCTCTTGCTTCTCTTGCTTCTCTTAGAAGACTTGAGCATTTCTTCCAATGCATGTTCCAATTTCTTCAACTTTTTAGACTTTCTTGACTTTCTTGACTTTCTTGACTTCTTTGACTTTCTTTTCTTACCGTCAGACTTCTTTGACTTCTTTGACTTTCTTTTCTTACCGTCGGACTTCTTTGACTTCTTTGACTTTCTTCTTTTCTTACCGTCAGACTTCTTTGACTTCTTTGACTTCTTTGACTTCTTTGACTTTCTTCTTTTCTTACCATCATTTTGAAACAAAGTTCGTAAAATTAGATCAGCATTTGGTTTTTGAAGATTGTCAGATATTTGACCTATTTGATCTGATACTGTAGTATATTGTACTGTCCCAGCTCGATCAACATAACTTGCATTTTCATCAAAATTAGTGTTTTCATCGGCAACATTTTTATGACATTTTTGCAAATAAAATGCAACTATTGCATTTTTTGCAAGATCAGAAACACCTGGGTAATGATGAGTTCCATATCTATAAAGAACATCATTAACCCAAAATCTGAATTGACTATTTCTTCCAATAGCAGAATGTTTTTGAACATATTCTTGGTTGTAAAATTGACACAATATTTTCCAAACATTATTATTACTTTTGGGAATTTTTGCTTCTTCTCTAAATTGTTCCAAATAGTCATTATCGACACCAATAGCTTTCATCAAAACAAATTGTTTTAATTCCTTTACATTGGCACCTGATGTATCTTTAACAAATTTTTCCATTTGTTTGAAATCTTTTACCATTTTTGGTGTTAAACCAAGATACGGAACACTCATATCCATATTCACACTATATTGATGACCTTTATTGTCTTTAACAGTTACTTGAGGAGAAAATAATTGTTGTTGCGGTTGCATTGCATACCCAAATTGTTGAGCTCCATTAAATCCATCGTTATTTTTTGTATATCGCATTTTTATTTATAAACATAAAAAAAATTTTTTTTTTTAAATAATTTTTAAAAAAAATTAAAAACAAAAAACGTAATCTCAATATTTCATATTAAACTCAAAGGAATTTGGTCTATTTTTTAAAACTTTAATTGGTGCGTGTTGTCGGAGTTTATCTTTATTAAAATCACCGTATAACGATGTCCAAATTGTATATTTATTTCTACATTGTTCATACTGAACAGTATTTTTTACATCATAAACAATTCTTGCAATAACATCACCAATCATATTTTGTATATATTGTTCTTTAGATATTGTTGAATCAAAACCAGTTGGGTAATTATAACTAGAATAAACGGTATTCATAACTTCGAAAATTCTTCTATCAGGTAAAACAATTTCTCTACCTTTTTCATCAATTCCTTTTAAAAGCTGAGTGCATTTATCAGATATAAAATCAACAACATTTTGACTAAAAAATTCATATATGTACATATTATCATTGCTATTCGATCCAATAAATTGTGTTTGCTGAAAATAATTAATATAAGTATTATCTTTACTAGTGTTCACATCACTTGGTGTTAAAAGATTTGATAAATCATCTTTATTAGAATTTGTTATAATTGTTGAAAGATTTTTATAATCATTTAAAGAACTGAATTTACTATATCTGCTCATTTTTATTCTATACTTATTTTATTTAAAATTCAATTATTTTTTCCTACATATTAGGAAAGTTTTTATTTATACTTTTATCTTCATCTTCTCTAGATTTTTTCATTTGCATTGCCGCATTTAATAAATCAAGTTTTTTTTGGTCTTTTTTTTTATTTTTTGTTTCATATTCATTATAGTCATGCGGTACTTTGTATTTCGATTCTTTTTTTTTAGTTTTTTTTGTAATTTCTTGTACAGCAAGCGGCGATAATTCTTCCATTTCATTATCTTCTTCAATTATTTTATCTATCGATGTTATTGATTCTTCTTCTTCATGTAAATGCTGTTGAATCATATTATTATTTGGGTGAGAATGTGGGTGATGGTGAGGATGTTGTTGCATTATATTATTTTGTGGAATCATATTTGGTGGAGGATGAGGATGCATATTATTTTGTGGAATCATATTTGGTGGAATCATATTTGGTGGAATCATATTTGGTGGAATCATATTTGGTGGAGGATGTTGTTGCATATTATTTTGAGGAATCATATTTGACGGAGGATGATGTTGCATATTATTTTGAGGAATCATATTTGGCGGAGGATGTTGTTGTATATTATTTTGAGGAATCATATTTGGTGGAGGATGTTGTTGCATATTATTTTGAGGAATCATATTTGGTGGAGGATGTTGTTGTATATTATTTTGAGGAATCATATTTGGCGGAGGATGTTGTTGCATATTATTTTGAGGATGCATATTTGGATGAGGATGCATATTATTTTGAGGATGCATATTTGGATGAGGATGATGTTGTTGCATCATATTATTTTGAGGAATCAAATTTTGTTGTTGAAATGAAATCCATTCATTTAATTCTTTCCCTTCATACTTTTCAACTTGATTTTGATTTTGAACTACTAATAAACAAGGTACAATATTTATTTCAATCTCAGATGATTGAATCTTTGTTCTTACAATTTCATTATCAATACAAACTAAATTTATATTTAATTTTTCAGACAAATTATTTTCTTGAATTATACCTAATAATCTTTTAGAAGGATCAGAATATTTACTGAATAGTAACATTTTAAAGCTGCTCTTATTTTCCATTGAATGTTTTTGTTATATAATTTTTAAAGTTTTTAAATATGTTATAAAAAAATCTTCATAAATTATAAAAATGGAAGACAATGGAAAAATAAGATTAAAGAAATCGGTGGAGAAAAAACAAATAAATAAACCTAATATTTTACTTGATATAGATCAAACTTTAATAGATGCAGTTCCTTTAGTTTTAGATGAGGAAGACGATGAAGAATTTTTTGATTTTCGAAAATATAAGGAAAAAGCAAGAAGATTTGATTTTGAAAATATGGATGATTATTATGTTATTTTTGAAAGACCTCATTTACAAAAATTTTTAGACTATATTTTTGAAAATTTTAATGTAAGTATTTGGACTGCTGCAAGTAAAGATTATGCTTTATTTATAATAGAACATATAATTATTGGAAAGAATGCTAATAGAAAATTAGATTATACATTTTTTTCTTATCATTGTTCCCTATCTTCAAAATTAAAAAAAGGAACTAAAGATTTAAGTATGCTATGGGATATTTACAAAGATAAAAAATATACACCATATAATACTTTTATTTTAGATGATTACGATGAAGTTTATAAAACACAACCGCAAAATTGTATTGAAGCACCAGAATTTCATTTTACTAAAAAAGGTAGTGAAAAAGATAGTTTCTTACTTGATTTAATACCTAAATTAAAAAAAATAAAAGTAAATGTTTCTAACGGTGTTAAAAATTTTATTAAATAGAAATAATATTTTAAAAATTTCAAACCAACATAACTTGTTTGAAATTCTTTTTTTTTTAGCATGAATGTAATATATCTGCAACTTTTTTACTAATACCAAATGTATTAAAAACTGTTAAATTTCCCCCTAGTGAATTTAATTCACCTTGTATATCCCATAAAAATAATCCACCACCACCATTTAATTTAACATCATATGCCCATAATAGAATCTGTTCTTCCGATGGTCCTATTCCATATGCACAACCATTATCTATACAATACCCATAAAAAACAGATGAAATTGTATAATTTAAAGCATTAAATTGTGTTATATTCGCATTTGCGTACCACGAATTAGCAATTTGAGAATCTAAATGAATATTATAAGATGCCCAGAAAACAATATCTAAATATTGCTTAACATTTAAAAAAGAAGTTTTATAATCTTGCCAACCACTAGGTTTATCAAAGACTGAAAAAGCAACCCATGTAATAAATAAATTTGGTGATTTCATTTTAAGTAAGGATAATGATTTAGTTATACTATCCGGATTTTGAAGTACATTATCGCGACACTCATAGTCAATGTCAATCCCATCAAATTTATATTTATTTATCAAACTTATAGTTGAATCAACCCATAGTTCACTATTAAAATTAATCATTCCAAACATTAAATCTTGATTTATTCCTTCTGGACCACAATTCGCTGCACCACCTATGGAAATTAAAACTGTTTGATTTTGACTTTGCAATTTTTGAATTCCATTTAAAATATTTAAATCATCTACTGGAAAATCTAAAGTACTATCTTGTTTAATTTCAGCGAAAGCAACAATTACAATATCAATCCATGATGGTACTTCTATTAAAGGAATTGATGTAATATTTCTTTGCCAATACATGGCTAGTTTAGGAATTCCTAAAACAGGTATTATAATATTCATGAAAAAATTTAAAAATTTCATACTTCTTTATATTATTATAAAATATATTTTTATAAAAATAAATCGTAAAATTTTAAGTTGTTGAACAACAAGTATATTCAAATCTAAATTGATCATTATCTGTATTACCATCAAGACCAGGTTTGTTAACAAGCTTTATTTGTGATATTGCTTCATTATCATTACACTTAATAACATGTCTGTCAAATAAATATGTCTTTTGTTTGTATTCAAATGTACCAGCTGTGGTGAATTCAGTAGCTAATTTTCTACAAGATAGTGGTTTAGTTGATTTTAAACAATTATATTGATATTGTAAATTACCATCAGCATTATTTACAAGTTTTAAATCAGACAAAACACTATTATTGTCACAATTAATGTTGTGTCTATCTAAAAATCTAATTTGCCCATTTCCGTTTGTATCGGGTGTGGTTGCTTTATATACTTTAGTTGTATCAAGTGTGCCTTCTGATGTGCATGTATAATCATACATATTTTTATCAGTTTGAACAAAATTAATCGGACCAATATTTAATAATTGTAATTTATTAATTGCGTTATTGTCACAATTTAAAAAATGACGATCTAAATAAATTGTACTTCCAGAACCAGAAAGTTGACCATCTAAATTAGATGTTCTAGTATTTTTGTTAATACCTAATTTAAATGGTTGTGATGTTGTTGATGACGGTGACGGTGACGGTGACGATGACGATGATGGTTGCCGTGTTAATATAGATGGATTATATACGAAAAAAACTATAATTGTAAAACCAACTAATAATAAAAAAATTGTCAATAAATTATTACTCATTTTAAGGATGTTTTTATTATATATATAATAATTATAAATCGTAATTATTATAATCGTAATTATTATAATCGTAATTATTATAATCGTAATTATTATATAATTTATTTGATTAGTTCCTTTTTTTGTCGCATAAAGTTAAATTATCAACATTTTTGATTTAAATATAAAAAATATGATTAAATAAAATGTTAATATCCCTAGAATATTTAGTAAATAAATATAATATTAAATTTACAGGTATACTTCATGTTGGTATGCACGAGGCTGAAGAAATTGGTGAGTATGAAAAATATATTAGTCGTAATAAAATATTATGGATTGAGGCAATGCCTGATAAAGTTAAATATTGCTTATCAAAATTTCCTTCTATATTAGTTGAAAATGCAATTATTAGCGACGTTGAAGAAAATGTTACTTTTCATATTTCTAATAATGGACAATCTTCTTCCATTTTAGAATTAGGATTACATAAATCTTTACATCCAGAAGTTCATTATATCAATTCATTTAAATCGCGAAGCAAACGATTAGATAATGTAATATCAAAATATAGTGATATACCATTCAATTTTTTAAATTTAGATATTCAAGGTGTAGAATTACGAGCCTTAAAAAGTATAGGAAATTATTTAGAAAAAGTAGACTATATTTACACAGAGGTCAATAGTGATTATGTTTATGAAAAATGTGATCTAATAGAAGATATAGATGAATATTTGAAGATATTTGGTTTTAAAAGAGTGGAAACGAGTTGGTTCGGAAATTGTAAATGGGGAGATGCTTTTTATGTGAAAGAAAAATTGTTGTAATTTAATTTTTCTTCTTCTTTAAAATTTCAATTATTTTTTTTACAAAAAAGTACATTACGATAATTAAAATAATAAAGACAAGAAATGCAAAAAGTGAGTAATATATAATTTGTCTTTTATAAAAAAGCCACTGCCATTGATCTACTAATTCTTCAGGTAAAACGTTATCTATATCTTCGTTATCAGGATTTATAATATAAACATTTAATAGTTGATCTTTACCTTTAAAAGGTTCGTACTTCCATCTTTTTACTAAACCCTCAGAGGATAACATTGAATAGCTAATTTTATTTGCAAAATCTTTATCTTCTTTTTTAGAAGTTCCTGATATAAAATTATAGAAGGAAAACATATTTAAAATTTGCGATGTAAATTTAATTTTGTGTAATCTTATAAGTAATTCATTATTTCTTTCTTTACCTAATACTGAAGTTAATTCATTATAAAGGTGTTGTTTCCCCTTTTCAAAACAATCAAAAACTTGAACTAAACGACGATTAGGTGAATTAGTATTAGTAAATACTCCACGGTGAAGTAAAGTTGAATAAAAAACCATTACATCACCTGACTTTAATTTTACTTGTTTTGTATTACGAAGTAATTTTGTAGAATCTATTAATCCTAAATTACGAAGTTTATGACTTGATTCAATAACTTCCATAACTGCGTCATCTAAATATGTTAAACAAGTCAAAA